AATTATTTCTGATTCTATGGGGTATATTAATATTTTAGAATTACAAGGATCGGAAATTTTAATTCTTGAATTAGATAAACCAGGGCTTGAACAACCTATTAGTAAAAATTTTAGGATTTATAATATCTCCAATAGAACAACTACAAAATCAACAAATGAAAATTATATTATTAATTTTTGTAGCGAAGAATTGATGTTAAATGAGCAATATAAAATTTCTAAATCATATACATCAAAATTGGTTTCTGATATTATTTCTGATCTGTGTTTAAATCATTTAAAAATTCCACAAAATAAATTATCAATTGATAAGAGCAGCGGGATTCGAGACATAGTTATACCAAATTTTAAACCGATTCAGGCAATAAATTGGTTAGCGACATTTGCAAAAGCTGATTCGGCAAAAAATGTTGGGTCTCCTTATTTGTTTTTTGAGGATAGAGATGGGTTTAAATTTAAATCTATATTAACCCTATTCCAACAACCCGTTTATAAAACCTATCAATACAGCGCTAAAGGATTAAAAAGCGAAAAAAACGATATGGTTATTGATATGCAAAATGAATCGGTAAATGTTATTAAATACGAACAAATAAAAAGTTTTGACACTATTTCTGCCGTTAGATCTGGAGCATTCTCTAATAAACTTCATACTGTTGATCCATTAAGGTTAAAATTGGGCGAAACTAATTTTAATTATAACTCATATTTAAATCGTGGTATCTCGCAATTAAATGCAGGGAAATTGCCTAATTCTGCGAAAAATAGATTTGGGGATACTATTAATGATACTCAGGGCGTTATAAAATTTTGTTTGACGACATCAGGACAAAGCGAAAATAAATATATTAAAAGTAAAAATTTATCAATTAACGAAAATAGAATAGAAGAAACTGTTCCCTATAGAACAGCTCAATTAGCTCTATTTTGTATGAACAGATTAAAATTATTAATTCCTGGCGATGTATATATTACTATAGGTAGAATAATACAATTTGATTTACCTGAAATTGTTTCTAACTCTCCAAATAAAGAAAAGTTAAATGATGAATTTTATTCAGGAAAATATTTAGTAACAGCTGTTCGTCATATGTTTAACCAAGAAGGTAGATTTGTTACCTGCATAGAAATCTGTAAAGAAAGCGTTCCTAATAAATATGCAGATTTTAATAATAATGATTCTGTATGGAAAGAATTAAGATAATGGAATTTAATAATACAAGAAGAGGAAATTTTTTAGGACATGATGGTTTTATTTGGTGGATTGGTGTTATAGAAAATAGGATGGATCCTTTAAATCTTGGTAGATGTCAAGTAAGAATAAAAGGATTACATTCTGAACAAAATACTCAAATTGAATCAAAATCATTACCTTGGTCTCAAATATTATATCCCGTCAATACAACAAATTCAACACCAACTACCTTAAAAGAAGGAGATATGGTGATTGGATTTTTTATGGATGGAGATGCAGCACAATATCCAGTTATTTTTGGTGCATTTCATGGAATACCTGAAGATCCAGCTAATCCAAATATTGGATTTAATGATCCTAGAAATTTAGATCAATTAAAAACTGCACCTAAAAAACCACAATCTATCGCGTACAAAACGGATGGAACTGGTGCGGTTATAAATGAACCTGCTTCGGCAAATTCATATCCCGATAGATTAGACGAACCGACAACAAGTAGACTAGCAAGAAATGAAGAGATTAGTAAAACTATTGTTCGCCAAAAATTAAATTCTACAGTTTCTGTTTCTAAAGCTGATGGTTCAACTTGGAAAGAACCTAATACGCCATACAATACTCGTTATCCATATAATCAAGTAACCAGTACAGAATCTGGGCATTATTTTGAATTAGACGATACTCCAGGTGCAGAGCGCACGCATTTATATCATAGATCCGGAACATTTACAGAAAATCATCCAGATGGATCTAGGGTTGATAAAATTGTAAAAGACAAATATACAATTGTTATGCGTGATGATAATATTTTTATTATGGGTAATTGTGTTATTACTGTTCAAGGAAATGCTCAAGTATATGCGCAACAAGATTGTACGTTAAAAGTAGATAAAAATTTAACATTTAATGTTGAAAAAAATTGGGATATAAACGTAAAAGGTAATATCACAACAACAGTAGACGGTAATATTTTAACTAATGTATCTGGTACAATAGATCAAACAAGTACAGAAAAAACCACAATAATTGGCTCAGAGGTACAAATTAAAAATGGATAATACAGTAGGATATTCTGATCTAGATTTAACTTTTAACGCTCATCCAATAAAAAAAGATTTAATGTTGGTGACGGGGGAAAATGCTGTAATTAGATCTTTAAAAAATTTAATATTAACAAATCACTATGAAACGCCATTTGATCCTTCTAGAGGTTCAAATGTTAGGAAATTGTTGTTTGATTTAATGACACCATTCACTGCAGCAACTTTATCAAAAGAAATAGAATATACTATAAAAAATTATGAACCAAGAGTCAATTTAAATAAAGTTACCGTAACTGCGGATTATGATAATAATGCATATAGCGTATCAATAAATTTTTATATTGAAAATTTAGTACAACCATTTACAGCAGACTTTTTATTATATAGATTACGTTAATAAATAGTAAATATAAGATTCAAGCTAGAGGATAACTAATGGCAACAACAGCCAATTCAACAATTAATATCGCAGATTTAGATTTTGATTTAATAAAATCTTCATTAAAAAGTTATTTACAAAATCAAACTCAATTTACTGATTATAATTTTGACGGATCAGTAATCTCTACAGTTCTCGATTTATTAGCATATAATACCCATTATAATTCATTTTATTTGAATATGGTTGCTAATGAAATGTTTTTGGATACAGCATTAAAACGCAGTTCTGTTATTTCTCATGCAAAATTATTAAACTATACGCCATATTCTGTCGCATGCTCAAAAGCACTAGTTAATATTACATTTAATGGAGTCGGTTTAAATTCTAGTTTTACCATCCCAAAATATACTAAATTTTATTCAAAAGCCTTAGATGGAATTAATTTTCCTTTTGTAACTACAGATTCATATACAGTAAATACAGATTCCTCTGGTAATGCGGTATTTAATAATCTTGCAATATATCAAGGACAACCAGTAACTTATTCGTATACGGTAAATTCAACATCTTTTCCTCAAACATTTAAATTACCAGATGCAAATATAGACACAAATACGATAATCGTTAATGTTTTTGATTCTTCTACAACGTCAACTTCCACCGTTTATTATAGAGCGGATGAATTATTAACTCTTGATGGGAATTCTACAGTATATTTTCTACAAGAATCGTTAGATGGATTTTATGAAATTTATTTTGGCGATAACATTTTGGGTAAACAATTATTAAATAATAATGTAGTTTCTATTTCATATTTGATTACAGATTCAAATATCGGTAATAGTATTTCTTCATTTTCTTTAATGGATAATATCGGTAATTATTCGAGCATTAATATAACAACTACTCAACCATCTTCGGGCGGTAGAGCTAAGGAATCAATAGGATCAATAAAATATCAAGCGCCGAAATCGTTTGCCGCTCAAAATAGAGCAGTTACTAAAGAAGATTACATCACAAAAATACAACAAAATACATTAGGATATCCATTTGATGCGGTTAATGTATGGGGAGGGGAACAAAATAACCCTCCGGTATATGGACAAGTTTTTATTTGTATTAAACCAACTGGCGGTTATCTATTAACAGATACTCAAAAACAAAGATTAATTGAAGATGTAATAAAACCTATATCTGTAATGACTGTAGAACCAACTATCCTCGATCCTGATTATACCTATGTAAAATTAAATATAACCGTAGTTTATGATCCAAAATTAACTTCTTTAACATCAGCTCAAATTCAATCTTCGGTAAAATCGTCAGTTTTCAGTTTTGTGAATTCTACTCTAAATACTTTTAATTCGACATTTATGAGTAGCGAGTTAAATTCAGTAATATTAAATTCTGATAATTCAATAATTACTAATGAGATTGATATACAATTACAAAAGAAATTTTCTCCAAATTTAACTAATTCAACAACTTATAATTTATATTTTGGTGCTCCTCTAAAAAAAGGATTATTTTCTGAAGGAGTAAGTAGTAGCCCAGGGATGCAATTTAGAGATAAATTAAATCTATCAACAATAATTGATGGTATTTATCTAGAAGAAGTTCCTGCTTATACGGTTGGTATTGATTCTATTTCTATAATAAATCCGGGATTTAGGTATCAAACTGCTCCGTCTGTTTCAATTTTAGGCGATGGCGTAGGCGCAACAGCAGAAGCGATAATGACTGATTCTGGTTCTATTCGAACAATAAATATCACTAATTCTGGATCAGGTTATACTAGCGCTATTGTAAAAATTACGCCAGCCGATAATGATACAACAGGACAACTCGGTGCGGCTGTTGCGAATTTACAAGGAAGATACGGTACATTAAGATTATATTATAATAATTCTGAAAACGTTAAAACTGTATATTCAGATAATATAGGAACGATAGATTATTTAACTGGATTAGTTACTTTAAATTCTTTTGCTCCTATTGATGTAAATGATATATTAGGGCAATTAACTATTACCGCTACTCCATCAACCAGTATATTTTCATCAAGTTACAATAGAATAATAACATTAGATTTATTTGATCCAAATGCAATTAACGTTAATGTTATAACAAAATCCTAATATATGAATACTAGTCAAAATATATCGCAACTAATACCATCTCAATTACCTTCTTATATTGTTGATGATCCATCATATTCAAATTTTGTTGCATTTTTCCAGGCATATTATGAATGGATGGGATTAGAAAATAATTCTTTATATGGATCAAAAAATTTATTAAATTATATTGATATTGATAAAACAACTAATGATTTTTTACAATATTTTTCTAATGATTTTTTACAATATTTCCCAAAAGATTCTTTAATCGATAAAAGTTCTGCAATAAAAATTGCTAGAGAATTATACAAATCAAAAGGGACTCCTGCTTCGTATCAATTTCTATTTAGAATTTTATTTGATTCCGATTTTGATATTTTTTATACAAAAGACGCAGTATTAAAAGCTTCAGATGGCATTTGGTACGTTGCAAAAAGTTTAAAATTAGCAACAACTGATCCCGCATTTTTAAGTATATCAAATTTAAAGATTTTCGGGGAAACTTCTAAATCTACAGCATTAATAGAAAATAGCGTTTTAGCAGGAATAAAAACTTCAGTTTTTATATCAAATATAGAACGATCGTTTCAATCAGGCGAGTTCGTTAAAATCATTGATGGTAATAATCAAGATGTTTTAGTAGACAATCAACCGTTAAGAGCAAAATTAGTTGGTCAGATTAACCAAATCAAAATTGATCCTAAAAACAGAGGTTTATTTTATCGATCCGGAGATCCAGTTGTTGTTTATGGCGGATTAAATTCTAGCGTTATAAATCCAATAGGAGCAACTGCGAAAATTGGTAAAACTACTAGCGGGTCGATTCAAAGGATAAATGTAAATAATGGCGGATTTGGATATAATGTTTTCCCGTTTAACAATCCTTATTCAAGCACGTTACTTTCTTTAACGAATGCGCCTGGAGCAATTGCGCATGTATCCTCAGTAACGGATAAATTACCTCCTGTAGCATCTATAATTAATGGCGGATCCGGTTATCTTGTTAACGATTATGTAATTAAAGGTAATACATCAAATTATGTTATTTTTGCTGATGTTACATCTGTTGATGTAAATGGATCTATTTTAGGGATTACTTATAGAAATGGATTGGACCCTAATCTTATATCTGGAATAACCGCGAATGTTGTATCTAGAAATGAAAATGCTTCCGATGCTTCAATAAAAATTTCTTCTATTTTAGGTAAAGGTATTGCTAATGCAACTTATATTGTTCAGGACACTATAAACAAAAAAGTATTGGAAGTACATACAGGGCATGAAAATGGGTATTTATTAGGTAATACATCAAACCCAATATCTTATCATTTTAATAAAATGCCTACGGCAAATATTAATACACAATTATCTGATGCATTTACTTTTGAACAATTTTCTACATATTCAATATCTTCAGTAATTGTTGATAATGGCGGGGGTAATATTTCTGCATTACCTGATGTCACAGCAAGTTCAATATATCTAACAGATGTTTGGGATCCACAAGATTCCGCTAATACATTAGGGCAAAATATACAAGGAAGATTAGAAAATTTAGGTATTTTAGCTCCAATTCAAATAATTTCTTCGGGTACGGGTTATAGAGAAAACGATAGAATAATTTTACTTGGGGGTTCCGGTTATGGCGCCTCTGCTAACGTAATATCAGTTGATTCTTCTGGAGCAATCACCTCAGTTGATTATGTATATCCAACAAATCAAATACAATATCCTCTTGGTGGAATGGGTTATAAATCGACATCAATACCAACGGTAACAATCCAATCAGCAAACTCTCAAGCTTATGGCGCCCAATTAATAGTTCCAGGTATTCTTGGAACTGGGGCATCATTCTCCCTTTCGGTAGATAGAGTTGGTGAAGTTGAAACTATAGATATTTTAAATTTTGGCGAAGATTATATAACAACCCCAAATGTTTCATTACGTGTACAAGATATAGTTGTATCAAATGTTTATCTTAACGATAAACCTAAACAAAATGATATAGTTTATCAAGGATCGACTGTAAATACAGCAACATATATTGCATCAGTAGATTCATTACAACAATTAACCGTTGATGCAGATCAAACTAAATCTTTATATTCGTTAAGAGTATATAATTACACATCTAATCCTAAACCGGAATTACCTTTAAAAATTTTAAACAATTCAATTGAATTGATAATGGATAATACCGCTTACGCAAACAATGCATTTTATACAGGAAGTCCGGAATTTGATTCAAACGGAATCAAAACGTATGGTGACGGAACAGCAAAAGCGACTGCGTCATTTTTAAATGGATTAAATATTAGTCAAGGACAATATTTAACAACCAAAGGGCATCCAAGTGCTTTTAGCGTACTTCAAAATGAAAATTATAATAATTATACCTATCAAATAACAGTTGAAACTGAAATTGCAAAATATAGAGATATATTATTAAATTTATTGCACCCAACTGGTATGAAAATTATTGGTAGATATGCTATAAAATCTAATTCAAATTTTATTCAAACCGCGAATAGTTCTTTTCAACAAGGATCTTTGTTGGTTGATTATACTCAAAATGTATATTCGTATGCGACAATGTCGGCAGATTGGATAAATAAAAGTAATAATATCGTTCAATTTTATAATTTAAATTCAAAAAATTTGAATTCGATATTTAGCAATTCAAGTATTTTAACTCTTACTCCTAGTTATGGTAGAACAGTTAAATCTGAAGTTATTTCTGTTGATTATACTAAAAATACCGTAACTTTAAAAGATAATGTATGGTTAACTTTTGCTAATGTTGCTTACGCGAACGGAAATATTGAATCAAATACGTTATATGTTAAATCTATAACCAATTCTTATGATATTATAAATAACGGTAATTATAGTAATACACAAAATAAATTACAAGATATAGTATTTTCTGGCGATAAACTGAAAATTAATAATGATGTTTATACAATAAACTCAGTAAATTATAATTCAAACATAATTACATTAACAACAAATTTATTATCTACAGTAAATAATTTAATATCAATTAATAGAACATTATCTGTTGGTGGATCTGTTTCAACAGAAACTCAAATTTTAATTTCAGATTCGGGATTAATTGAACCTCAATATTTAGTCACCGAAGATTTGAGCTACCTTTCAACAGAAAATAATTATTTAATTGCGCTAGGATAATCATATGTCAATAACAAAAATATCTAATTTACCACAACCAACGACATTAACAACAGATAAAAAAAATACATTACTTGTCGGTTTAAATACAGAGACGGGTTTTACTCAAAAAATTTCTCTTGATACTATCGCTAATCAATTATATCTAACTAACCCTATAATTGCTGCTGTCAATGTTAGCGTGGGTAGTATTACTTCTGCTACTGCATCTAGATTTCCTAATACAACGGTTATTGTTAGTAACACGCCAACTGGAATACAAAAAAATGAACCTCATAATATTGGATTAATATCAGAGGGAGTTGCGCATCAAAGTAATCCAAATATTTATGGTATTGGTGTATATGGAGTCGGTTATACTTCGGCTACAACTCGTTCAGGAGGTATTGTTGGCGAAGCTCACGTTTCAGCAGCAACTGATGTTGGTTCGGCAATTGGTGTTCGTGGTTATG